CGGTGGCATAGCCGCTTTTTACCAAAGCGATTAGACCCTCGATGCTTTTTACATCCTCGATACTCGCCATTTCGTTAGCAGGGAAGGTAACCGGAGAGAACTCAAACAGTTTCACTTCCCTGATAATCCGTGCGCCGCGCTTCTCGTCCCAGTCAGACTTTCCGCCAGGAATAGAAAAGCCGATGCTCATCTTGTCCACCACACCGTCCCGCATGAGTTCTAGTGCCTCATCGCCCAGGCGGGTCTTGCTGATCTTGCCCTCTACATAAAGACCCTTAGAGTCTTCCTGCATGATCGTTGGCATACCCAAAGGTTCCGAGTGCTGCCACAGGATCTTGATCTGCTTGGTTCCGTTAGGACCGCGCTCCGCAATGGTCTTTGTGAAAGAGCCGGACTCGATAATGTCGCCGACCTCATCGCGGTTGCCAAAGGTCGATGCGTATCCCTTAAAGGTACGCTCCTCGGTATTCACCACAGACTCGTCGAACTTTAGCGCTTTGGTTTCCATCGTCTTACCCTTTTTAAGATTTCCCTCGGCTGCCATATTCAGACAAGCGGCAACAGCTTGGTCTTGATCCCAGCCCTCGCCGATCTTTTCCGCTATGCAGGCAGAAATGAGTTCATCTTCATCCATAGCCGGAATTTAACCGATTTCGTTCTAGGTTTCAATAAATAATTGAACGCACCGACAGTTGATAATCTGTTCTGGAGGTCCAGAAGGATCGCCTGGGAATTGTAACTGTACCCCGCCAACAGTAAACGAACCGTCCATCGGGACAACCTGACCATCTGCATCTGAGTGATCTGGGCGTGTCCTGTCATCCTCCGCAGCCGCCCATTCCTTCATGAGAACCAAACCCGTAGCCTCGGCCGCAGCCTGAGAGCCAAAGTTTGCTGCCGTATGCGTTTCGGTTCTTGCAATGGTCGCGGCTCGAAACTGAGCCATGCTCGGAATTTTCTTGCGGATATTGCGGGCGATCTGTTCAGTACCTATGCCCTCGTTTAATCCGTCTTGGATCAACTGTTTTAGTTGCTCTTTGGTCGTGCGAGTTATTAGTTCGGCGTGTTGCAATCCGTAAATCCGAATGTAATTCTGCATTGCCTGTTCAAAAGGATCGTCGCCAATATCCTTCCGCAATCTTTTTTCGTTGCCCAGGATGCGCTCGCCAAAGGTCTGCATGATATTTCTGGCTTCGGTTCCTATGGTTGCGGTCATGCGGATCTCGTAAGGATCGACAACAGAATCTATTCCAACAGTAGAACCGTCCTGTTCAAACTGTTTTAAGCCTGCCCGCATAGCGTTCTGAATCTGCCGCGCAACAGACATTTGGAACCTCGCAGCCATACGGTCTAAGAGCGCACCTTGTAATGCGACTTCCCGCCGTTTGTTCTTTCCTGTCAGATAACGCATACCTTTTTCCATTCAAACCGCAGAGGATTCTCTGCCTTATAAATCGTCTTGCGCTTAGCCCGTAAGACTGGGTTCTTCATCGAGTGGTATTCCGTACCCTTCCTGCCCCATTCCCGAGTAGATGCGTCCGCAATATCTTCTCGTCTAACCCGCTTTATAAACCATTCGTTTGTGTCTATACGTCTGGCCACCCGAGAAAGCGCAGCCTTAAATGGTGCGTCTGAGCCATACCAACCCTGGAAATCCTCGTCATACCCGCCAGACTCCCAGAACTTAGAGCGCTCGACAAGTATGCAGTTCGGATGCTGATGCTCTGGGACTCCCTGGTAGTTTCGCGCCTCGGGCATATAGAACCGTCTGGAGTGGGTCTTAAACTTGACGAGACGCTCCGCCTGATCTGCCACTAGCAAACAGTCCATGTCCATCATAAAACACCAGTCATCTGTTGCGTTGTGCATCGCAAGGTTTCTTGCACCGGTCTGGTTCCAGACGAGGTTGGGGACAACTCGAAACAGATGAATGGGAAACCCTACAGGCCGCAAATGGTTTTCTGCGGGATCGGTAGGACTGCCATCGTCCACTAAGAAGATTTGCAGCTTCTCTTTGATCTCGGGCTTATAAGACTCCCACTCCTGTACTTGCCGGTCGAGCATCCCGCCATTCTCGTAGTACGCATAGATAAGGTTCATCTGCCCTTCCCGAAATCTTCTTTCTTTACCTTGCCGCCAATCCTCACCCGACTGGCCCGCATACCGTCAACCTTCTTGATCTTGAAGTCAGCCATCGCCCACTTGAGAAAGCGCTCGGAGTGCAACTGATTGCCCTTGCCGATGTACTCTTTGATTCTGTTATACCGCAACAGATACGCTTGCAGAGCATCGGGTTCGAGGATCGCCACCCTGTCGTTGAGTCCTGCCCAGTTATGCCAAACCGGAAAGATGTTTCCCTCACCTGGGTCTATATCGTCGTGGTGCATAAGATCGCAACGAATCACCGCAGTACGTTCTGCCGGTACGAATGAGGCTGCGCGGCTTATGGTGTAGAGATACCGCACAAGGTTGTGCAGGGTCTCAGGTGTCCACCTCGGCCATACGCCCGCGTTTAATGCGGTGCGGAAGGTCTGGGTAATCTGCGAGTCTACATACGCTTGGTCGAGATATAAGCCCGCAGTCGCCTCGATGCCTAGATCCCACTCTGGCTGACCATCCTCTCCAGATCTTTCGTTCGATACAGGTTTGTTAGTACGAGAGACGCAGTAGAAAACCTTATCGACGTGAGGCATCCATTTCTCTTGGATGCTCGGCCAGCAATGCGAGAACGAACGGTTAAACCCGACAATGAGAAGGTTCACTTGTAATGCTCCCGTACCCACGCAAGTTTCTGCGCCGTAGAGTCCCAGGGTTTAATGCTTCCTTGAAAGAATACGATCCGCGTATCGGTTGCCTCTGGTGTCCAATTTGGAATAGGTCTAACCCGAACGAAAGAGCAAACTTCTGGAGCCTGCCAGACTGCCTCTTTAGGCCCAAGACATTCTCTGATCCACGCCTGATCGGAACCCATGTATCCATTCCGCAAAGCCCTTTCTATTCCTTCTTGCGAGAACTCCGTCCAGACTCGGCTGCGCTTTCCTGTGGTCATCATCCACATCGAGCCGTTGTAACTGTTGCGTCTGGTCTCGCCTCGGTTTATTACAAAATCCTCTGAGCGAGAAAGGACCGCATCCAGATTGCCGGTGATAACAGAGTCGAGGTCCATGCTTACGAACCTGTCACCGAGTACCTCACGGATCTCCTCGGAGAAGGCTTTCAGCCTCACATAGCATTGCGGTCGGGTAATGCCCCAGGAACGATTGATAACCGCAGGAGGGTCCCAGAGCTTATAGGTCGGGATCTCTATGCCGTTGGGGTTATCTGTGATACAGAGAAGCCTGTGCGGGATAGTGATGTTTCGAGACACCATCCGCGCCCAGGTGTTGACGTGTTCCGGTCGGTAAACAATCTGCCTTCTAGGTTGATGCCACAACCAAGTGATGATTGTGATCATTCGCCGTCTATTTCGCGCAAGCGTCTTTCAGCCCATGCCTTACCAGCATCGCCACCCCATAAAGCCCAGGCTATGCGTCCGTTACTCGGATATCCATCCTCGTCAGGACTCCAGCCCTCGCCCTGCTTATCTACCTCGTGACGAGCAAAGTAAGAAACCATGCGGCCAATTGTGTCATCGCTCAGATTCACGCCGTTGCTGATGTCTCTAGCCCTCGCAATGCCGACCTCTGTACCACCACGGCCAAACTCGCTGCGCCACTCTAAGCCACGCCGCGCTTCTTCTCTTGCGCCCTGGGGTGGAACATTGTCCTGCTTCTTGCCATACGCAAAGTTGTAAGCGGACTTCGCATCGAGTTGCTCTTCTGGCATCTCAAAGTTGGTCGGCAGTAAGCCAGCAGGGATATACCCAATCTCCCCGCCCTCTACATCCTCAAAGCCCATCTCGAGGCGACGGTTGATCTCGTTCCAGGGTAAGCCCATGCTCCAAAGGTTCCGAGCGTTGGTGACCTTCTCGGTGTAGTTCTCTTGCAGAGCGTCTACTTGAGATAGGTCGTATCTGATTCGGTACTCTTCACCGTACTCATTGGCGAGCTGGAGATTGAGAACGCCAGAAAGTTTATCCAGCACCGGAATCATCGTGTCACGCCAGAAGATTTGGCGAGCTGTCTCTATGTTCGCAAGGGTAGCCCTCTCGTAGTTTCCAACCATCGGAGGAGGCACACCGAACGCAGAGCATATCTCGTCGCGGATAAACCTTCTGGACTCTACGAAGTCGAGTTCCGCAGCAGTCGTGGAGAGGATCGTTGCTTTAGCAGAGGAGAACAAAGCCTTGCGAGCATTGCGCGGCCCTGCCTGTTGCTCTGAGTAAATGTCCCGCAGTTGTCTTACCTGTTCCGCAGTCGCATCCGGTGGGACTTCAAAGTGAATGTCAGACAGCCCGCGGTTCTCCAGGCTTACCTTCTGGAATCGCTCAGATTCGTTGTCAATGTCTACTGCCTGCGCCGCAGAGTGAAGAGGAGAAACCCCGAACCACATATTGCTTGGGTCAGGGTACTTAAAGTGAATCATGTCCTGCGGAGGAATGTCTCGACGGCTCACCCCGAGGTTGTACTCGTAACGATCTACGAGACGCATAGAGCCTGGGATCACTCGGATCGCATCAGGCATAAGCGGCCAGAGTTCCCCGACCGCAACACCCGCCCGAACCTTAGACCAATAGGCATTGCCGGAAAGGTCTAGATGCTGCATGGTGTATTGAATAATCGTCGCCCAGTCCATGTCTGGGTTGGGCATCTTTACGAGTTGGGCAAGTTGACTATTCTCATCTAACTGCCAACCGTCTGCGGTGCGTAGCTCTACAATCCACGGCACAGAAGCCGCACTAGAGGCTCGGAGGTTGACACAGGAGTACACCCAGGTGGAGTGCTTGTAACCTTCCTTGATCGCCTTAGTCGCATCCCAGGCATTGAATTGCGGAGACTTGCCGTAATAGGCGAGCAGAAGTTCGGGCGAGGAATAAGACTTTATTTCGCGCCGCTTAAACATATCCAAAAGGCCCATTATGCCCACTCCATGATCAATTTCGCCGGTTTGATGATTGGCTCCAGGCTATAGCGAATCGCGTCGATTATATGATTGTTAGCATCAATTAGTACAGGAAGAATGTCGCCTGTCAACTTATCTACCTTGTATGAGTACAGTCTAGCCTCTTGGGAAGCGTATTTACACCTCGGGTGGATGATGATCTTCTCGTATCCTCTTAGATGTTGGATGCCATCCTCGACCGATCCTGGCCCCTTCTTGGCCGCAATAATGTTGAACCCCTGCCGCCGCATATAACTGATGGTCTCAGGTCTTGCCGAATCTGCCCTTATTGTGTGCTTCCTGCTCTCAGGGATGCTGTCAAACAGACTAGGCGTTTCGGTTATTTCGACTCCAACACCATACGCCTCATGCTCGATGTATAACCGTCTCTGGTGAATCCATACCTTTACGAGTGTGGTCGGGTCTTGAGAGAAGCCCCAGTCCGCACCATAGTACGGTCCCTGCCAGTCTGTTTCTGGCTCAAACGGTTCTATCACCCACTTGCCCTTCAGAACCTGGGCATCTGAGATCTTCTTACACTCCCCGCCCCAGATGTGTGCAGCCGAGTCAGGATCGACACGATAGTCGTACTCCATCTGCTTGCGGAGTTCTATCGGAAACCAAGGGTTATCTTCCCAGTTAATCTTCCGCACCATTGCTTCTGGAGGTGGGTTCTTCACAAACCGCTGGTAGGTTGGATCGGTCTCCTGCTCGGGGTTGAAGGTCACCCAAATCTCGGAGTTTGGTTTGCGGATCGTAGGAATAAGTGTGCGCCAGGAATCCTCTGAGACTCTCTCGGCCTCCTCTACCCAGCATATGTCTATACCTTCCATCGACTTGATCTTGGTGACGTTGTGCCTCAAGCCCTCAAAGATAAACAGACTACCGTTAGACCCTCGGATCTCGGTATTCTGGACCTCTAGGAAGGAACCTAGTCCAAGGCGGTCTATCTGGTCCGCAAGAAGTCTGTGGACGGAATCCCTGATAGAGACCTGTAACTCTCGGGCGCAAAGGATTCTGAGAGGCTTAGAGACTGCGAGCAAGCAGAGTGCTTGTGCGATGGTCCAAGACTTACCAGAGCCTCGCCCACCGTATGCAACCTTGAACCGTGCAGGCTGCGCTACGAACTGAAACGCGCTAGGTAGTTGGACTTTTCCAGACAATTTCTATAGCCGGTGTTGCGGTGATCTTCTGCTCGACTTCTGCCTTATCTGAGTACCCGTGTTTGCTCAGTACGAGCTTGCTAATAGTCGAGTTCATAGTCCCACCCAGGCCACCAGCGAGCAGCGTTTTCTCTTGAACGGTTAGCAGTTTGGCTAATATGTCAGAAAACTGTTTGTTATCTCGACCCCATGCGTACATTGTTTCACGGGTTTTGCCAAGGTAAACAGCCAGTCCAGCCACAGAAGGGATCAAGTCTCCGGCCGCAACATAATCCCCGTCCACATATTGTTGTGCGAGGTCTATGTTGTTTTCTAGCGTAGATGGTCGAGCCATGATTCAGTCCTTCCTGTATATCGCAACGTAATCACCCCATTCTTGCCCAGAGTCTGTATAACTGTCTAGTAGTGTTACCGGTTTGTCTGCTGCGTTTGCCCACTCCGCAAGAGCTTCTCCTGCATCTGGGTAAAACCTCCAACAGTCATACGAATGCTTGTGGACCTTTCCTTTACTAGGAGCGCACCAGTAAATGTAACCGTGCTTCTTAGTGATCCGCACCATTTCTAAGAAGGTCATCCAGAAGAACTGGCTATGCTCGAAGCAGGAAGAAGAAACCACTATGTCCGCATGGTTATCTGGTAGCGGCCATTTGTACGGGTCTTCTAGGACGATCTCGACATTCTTACCTGGGACGAAATCTATCCCAGTATAGGTATATTTTCCTGGGCAGACTTGTCTTAGAGAGCCGTTTATATCTTGGCTTCCTACATCTATAACCCTGCCATGGGTGAGTTCTTTTCCGTATCGGTCAAAGAACTTTTGGGCGTTATCGAGTGCTGTTTTGTGCATATAGGTGATGGTCTGAAATCCATTCCCGCAATATTTTTTGATCGGGATCTGGGACTGGCAGACTTTCGTGTCCGTTTCCAATCCCTGACCGGCCAGGAAAACCCTTTATTCCCACGACGTAGTGCGTGTCAAACAGTTTCTTGTTGTTGTGTGCCGACCATAGTTTGAGGTCTATATAACGGGTTGGCTTACATACTTTCTGAAATGTCTTTATGGCATCGCCTTTCATCGCCGTGGAGCAAAGGCTGGAGTGAGTCACATTCTTGTGTTGCTTGGCGGTGTTGTTGCGGATGTTGTAGTACCGCGCCCTCGTTTCTCCCACCAGCTCGGCCTGCTCTAGCATCTCGTCCACTTTGTTTAACCAGTCTGGATGGTAATAGTCATCGTCCTCGATGATTGCAATGCTGTCTGTGCAATGCTTGAGCCCCGCAAGAAGATTCGCCGCCTGGGTGTTTTGCCCTGGTTGCCAATAGGGTTGCCTGCGGATCACCTTTACTTCCCAGTCTCTAGTGATGCTGATCTCTTGGGGAGTCTCACCGTCATCGACAATCACCCACCGCAAAGGTTTTTTGTAGGTCTGCGCCTGTATAACCTTCTGGCATATAGCCCAGGACTCAGGACGCTTGCCCGTTGCCGTTAGTAGGCTGAGCATATTTGAACTCGGAACGTGGACCTTTTTCTGTACTTGGGCGCTCGGCTTTTTCCCGCGTGACCTTGTTCTTTTTGAACATTGCCAGCAGAGCGATCTTGACTGTTTCCTTTTTTAGCCCGATCTCTGTTGCGATCTGCGTTGCAGACTTTGGCTCGGTAAGTACCTCTAGGATTCTCTGGTTTACTGTCACACATCCTCCGCAAAAAAAATGCCCCGCCAGGGGGAGAGGCGAGGCACAACCCCGTGAGGGGACAGAGAGGAGACAACAAACTCTATTATGCCACGCAATAGTCGGGTGGCCGCACGGCGCGATGGAGCCGAAGGTCCTGCCCGTTTGGTCAGAAGGCGACCACCCTTACAACATTATACAGAACAATCAAACCGTATGTAGTCTTTTACATCTCGCCATGAGATATATCCAACAGTCTTGTTCAGCTTTAGAAGGTTGGCGCAAGTGATCTGTCGGAACCTTGGTGCTTCTTCCTGGGGCATCTTGTGGGTTATGAGATCGAATCCATATTTGTCCGCAATACTTTCTGCGATCTCTCGGAAACTGTATGACCTCCCAGGCCCGACATTCCACACCCCAGAGTCGCGGATGTTAAATAAGCGTTCGTGCAGCAGGCCAACGTCAGAGACATGGGTCCAGTCC